ATGCCTGCCTCAGGCAATACTGATGCTTCGGTCACCCGGATGGAGGCGCGTGTCAGCGGCCAGGGGATCTACCTCGGCAGCAGGACGTATCAGGGAGCAGCACTCCCCGCCGGAAACAAATTCATCAACGGTTATTTCCGTCGATAGCCTGACCCGCTCAACTCTGGTGCTGGGTGAGTTGGATGGGATAATATCCCGTGGTCGGAGCTTGGCGAAAAGGGCGAGCTGCTGGAGTTCAGTGACGACAATCTGTTGGCATTCCTTGAGCTTTACCGCCCAGCCTTCGATCAGGTGAATGAGTTCATCGGGCAGCGCGCCAATTTTTTGCCGAAAGGCTGACTCTTCTCAGGCTCTGGGCTCGGCAGCAGGCGTGGCTGTCGACGCCCGAGACAAAGAAGGGGCGCGCGCGCGGCATCCTGATCGCGGAGGATGGGCGCGAGATCCAGCTTCCCGCGCTCGATGAGCTTGAGGACGCGCCGCTGCTCGCCGAAGCACTGGCATCGGTCGGCATGTGTGAGGCGAGCGAGGTTGGCCCGGTTTCGCTGTCGTGGCAGACGATCAGCGCTTGGGCCGACCTGGCCGGATATCAGCTCTCTCCGGGCGATCTGGAGGATCTGCGGGCAATGTCTGCCGAGTTCGCCGCCGGGGTCACGGATTACCGCGAGGTGGTCGTGCCGCCCCCGTATGGCGAGAGGCGGCAGAGCCAGGATCAGATGGTCGCGCTGATCGGTCTCGGCATCGGCGCCCTGACAGAAGGCGTCTATGCGCTGGCCGTGAGGTTCGGATGGGCGCGCTGATACTCCGCTGGCTCTGGAAGCCCGTCGCCGTGCTGCTGGCCCTGCTGGCGGTCTGGCTGCGGGGCAGGGCGAGCGCAAAGCAACAGACCGCGCTGGAAGCCGCAGAGGCCTATGTGCGCGGGCGGAAAGGAATGGACAAAGCAGATGCTGAGATTTCCGATGATCCTCATGTGCTGCGGTCTGCTCTCAGCGTGCGTCCGCCCGACACCAAATGACAGCGCCATCTGCGATGGATCGCGGGCGGCGCGGGCCGATCATGCGGCGGCACTGGCGAATTCGCCGGACGACCGGTCGGTGGTGAGCGGGGCCCGGCTGATCGCGCTGATCGATGCGGGGTGTCAGGCCTGATCCCGCTTTCCTGCAGGCAGATCATATACAATCTGGCAGCGGTCGCTCCATTCCCATTCGTGCTGTCTGAGCGCGACCTCGCACCCGGCGGCCCGGGCAAACTCCAGCAGCGCAGACGGCGCGTCCTCGGTGCCGGCCAGCTCGACATATCGCGCGCGGCTGTATCGGCCTGATCGGCCGCACCGGTCACAGGTCAGATGGATGGTTTCGGGCAGGGGAGTGACGGCGCGGAACATGAGCGACTCGGGGGGATGGGATTGCCAGTGCTCGCTATGCGTTCTCATGATGCAATACCTGCGCGCACTGTCTGTCCCGGCTCTGAGCGGGTTGATCACCGCAGGTATCCGTATTGCGGCCCATCGGGAGGCCGGGGGCTTTTGCTTTGGCGGATCGAATCGGGAACAAAGTCTGGGGATTGGTCTGGGACTCTCTGGGAATCCAATGCCTTTTATTGCGGTTTTGTTCCCATTGAGGCCCGAGAGAATGAGCTGGAAATCACATACCTATAGCCCTTCACGACCTTGATATTAAAGGTAAAAGACTGTGAGGAGTGCTGGAGCGGGTGAAGGGAATCGAACCCTCGTATTCAGCTTGGGAAGCCAAGACCGCATCATTGATTTCAATCGGTTGTGCGGCGCTTCGGGGATTTCTTCGGGACTCGCCCCGTGACGGCGTAATCATCGAGCGCCGTCCTCAGGTCATCGTCCAGAACGTGCGCATAGCGCATCGTCGTGTCAATCTGCTTGTGGCCAAGCAGGCGACTGACCAGTTTCAGGTTGCCGGTCTGGCGCAGCATCCTTGTCGCGAATGTGTGCCGAAGATCGTGGAAGCGGAAATTCTCGATCCCGGCGGCGACAAGCGCCTCTTTCCACTTCTCCATGATCCCACCGGTCGGTGTGATCCTGTGGCGCGGATGGCCCTTCGCCTTGTGGTTGACGTATGTCAGCACATAACGGCTGTGCGGCAGATCTTCTGCCTTGGGCAGGCTTGAAAGAAACGCCCGCACCTCATTGTTTATGGGGAATTTTCGGGTGACTTGCCCCTTTTCCCGCATAGTGATGATGCGCGCCTCAAGGTCTACGTCAGACCATTTCAGCCCGGTCAGTGCAGTAACCCGCGCGCCGGTCATCATCGCCAGCAAAACAAGCGGGTGAAGATCTTCGCGCAGGTGCTTGAAAAGTCTTGTTTGTTCGTCTCGGGTTAGTTCCCTGACTCTTTCCTCGGCCTCTTTGACCTCGACAGATTTGAGGTCCAGATCCGCGATGGTGGCGGCGTGGATTTTCTGCATGTGTCGCAGCGCGCGCCCGAGCATCTGCAGCTCGCGGTTAACGGTGCCATTTGCAACCTCTGAGCGCCGACTGGACACGTGGCGCTGGATCATCGCCATTGTAATTTCGTGCAACTTTGTTTCTGGATTTATTCCAGATACCAATGCCTTGCCTTGTGATATTGTGGTGCGAGCTGAACTCTGGTGTTGCGCAACTTCGGCATAGTAGGTGCCCAAGGCTTCGCCCAGGGTGAAAATGCCCTTGGGGCTGGCTGTGGCCTGGGACTTTGCCTCGACCCTTTTCTCAGCCTCTACGGCTTTGGCCTCCTCGAAGTCCTCGGTCCCACAAGAGCCATGAAATCTACGACCCCGGATTTGGAAGTCGTAGTGCCAGTAGCGCGTGCCTTGGGGGCGGAATGGCATTGTTGAGATTGCCTGTCGATAAATGTTGCGAGGTCGTCCTGACGATAGCGGATCGTGCCACTGGTGAGCATCACAAATGGCAAGCCCCGATCCCGGAGACGCCGCAGGGTTTTGGTAGACACCCGCAGTACAGCCGCAGCTTCGTCAGGGGTGAGAAGCGGCATTGCCCCCATCATCCATCCCTCACATCGTCAAGTTTGCGATGCAGCAAGGCAATATCGTTGGTCAGGCGGGCGCGCTCTTTGCGCCTCGCTTCCGGCACGCGCAGGGCGAGATCATCCAGGATCCGCTCTGCATCGGTGAGCGTGATGGTGCCCCATTTGCGTTCCCACGGGTTCCATAGGTCGATTGTGGTCTCCCCCATCATCCGCCCCCTTTCTCTTGCGCGGCGGCGCGGGTGAACAGGTCACCGGCCGCCTTCCTGCTGCGCCTCGTTGCTGCCGAATTCGCCGCGTGGTGCTTTGCGTCATAGCGAAGATGGCACCGCTGGCACCATGCTCGGAGGTTTTCCCGGGCGCAGTTTTCAGGCTGGTGATCGAGGTGCGCGACGGTGAGAATGATCCTGACCAGACCGCGCGTCGGATATTCTGACCCTCGCGCCATGCCCTTGTAGTCGCCGGTCTCGGCGCAATGAACCTGGCCGTGCATCAGCATATAGGTTCCCTCTGCGAACCCGGTCCCGCGCGAGATATATTCGCCGTTCGGCGCGCCGCACTTCTCGCACTTGTTGCCGGCAGCCTCACGCACCTCACGGCTGATCCGCTTCCAGTCTGCCGGATAGCGCGCTTTCTCGCTCGCCCTTATCGGCATCACTCCCCTCCTATCCTCGCCAGAGCGGCGGCTGCGATTGCCTTGGCCTCGATGAGGCGGGCCTGCGCGCCGAAAGCGTCGTGGTCCATGGCCGCGATCCGGCGCAGATCGGCCTCAATGGGATCGCGGCGGACGTATGGAATGCAGTATTCCACGCTTGGCGTGGCAAAGCTGACCACGATCTCGCTGCCGCTGCTTTTGCTGCCCCATATGAGATCTGGCATATCCCCCTCCACCGCCTCGATCAGCGCTTTAACGTCATTGGTCATGGGGTGGCTCCGATCTGGTCGATGTTTTGCCGTTGGACGGTGAAGGTGTAAGCCGCCACCCATGGGTTGAGATCCCAAGCGCCGGGTCCGTTGATCTGGTCCCAAAGTTCGGAATAGCCGCAGACGGGATCGCGATCATCGACCCCCTCGGCCAAGGCATCCGCCTCACTACAATCCTGCAGGCGCTCTACCCGGACCTCTGTCACCAGCAGCGTGATCCGGCTCGCCCAGCGTGGCATGTGGATGCCGGGGCGCCACTTTGGCTGGCCACTCCGGTCAAAGCCTTCGCGGAAAACAGCAGCGGAATAGTCGTCAGTGGGGTGTTCTCGCTGATCAATCGTCCCGGTGCCAATGCTCATGCGATACGCTGTTCGCGGCAGGATAGCATGAGCCTCTCGGACATAGAGCCGGTCGCCGACCGCATAGCGAACGGGTATCTTTTGCCATGAATTGAAGGTGGCCAGACGGACCTGCCAGCCAGCGGTTTCATGCAACCTTGTGGCGCCGGTCCACGGCCCCCGTGCAATCTCATCGGCAGACATAGCAACCCGCCGCGTCTGCGTCTTGCGCCCTTCCAGCAGCGCGCGGACCATCGGCCCGGAAAAGAGGACCGGTTTATCAGCCATGTCACGCGCCCTCCTTGGACAGGGAAACGTGCGAGCCATTCGGATGGCACATGGCAATTTCGAAGGCGAGCAGTGCTTTCGCAGGGGTGTCGCCGAAACCAGCCACTCCTTCTTGCAGGTTCTCGCCGTGCAGCGCGCACCACGCATTTCCGTCCTTGAACAGCCTAGGCTTGAGAACCGAGAACCACGTTGCATGGTATCCGGAGATTTGCTGCGCCAAGACCTCGGCGCTATGCCCCACCTGCCATGCGGCGTTTGCAATGTTTGCGTCAGTCATTGAGAGCCTCCAAAGCTATGTCTTTCATGGCGCAAACAGCGTTCACGGCGTTGTCGTATCCGTGGACTGACCACGCATTCTTGATGCAGGTTAGGGCCTCCTTGAGCTTTTCCTGTTCGTTCTCCAGCCCCGCCACCCGCTCACGCAGGGATGCGGACTCGGCCTCAAGCGCGGCGATCCGGGCGGCTGATGTTTCTGCGTCCCGGTCCATTGCTTCGGAAAGGTCAATCACCTTGCGGCCGAGCATCGGCGCCATGGCGATCAAGCGGGCGTTGGCAATGTCTCGCCCGTCATTCAAACCGCTACTGTGCGCCATGAAGCAAAGCCGGGTTTCACTGTCTGTCCAGATAATCTGGTTCCAGACCGGACCATCCGCAGACCACTCCCCCGGCGTCGCCTCACCCAGCAGCTTGCGCAGATCCTCGGTCATTGGCTGGCCTCGCGGGCGGCGATAAAGGTATCGGCTGCGATGAATGCCGCCTTGGAAAAGCGCAGCGCGGTCTCGCCAATTACCGCGGCCTCGTCCTGTGCGTCAGGTTTATGGCCAATCACTGAGGTGCGGGCTTTGAGCCGGGATTGCAGGTCGTCGCGGATCTGCTGGTCGGATACGGGCATGTCAGCCTCCCCACCCGAAGAACCAGTTTACCGTCGCTACGAGGCCAATCATCCAAAGGCCGACCGTGAAAAACAGGATCGCGCCTGCCAGAATGAGATTTGCCATTGCTTCCATGTCTTGCTCCTGTGGTCTGGCGCTCGGGATGCCGCCCTGCGTGAGGGCGGTCACCGGAAAGCCTGATGGTTCAGAAACCGATCTCATCGTCACGGTTCTGATAGCCGCCCCGGTCGTCGTATCCGCCGCCGTAGCCGCCGGTCTGGGGGCCTTGACCGCGATTATCTTGCTGGCCGCGCCCGTCATTGCCGCCGCGATTGTCCTCGCGGGGTTTCGGGTCAAATGCGCTGATCAGGATCTGATCGCTTCCCTGCTTGAAAGGGACGCCGGCGGGGTTGAAATGACGGTCCAGCAGGATGAATGTATTGGTCTCGCCACGGTCATTGGTGCTTTCCATCAGGGCACCGATGTTGTGGTAACGGTTCTTCATCTGACCGCTGTTGCGGTCCTCATAGCTGCCGGTAGCCACCGCCAGCTCCTTCAAAACTCTCACTGCCATTAGAATGCTTCCTTCTCTTCCCAGACCCGGACACCGGAGATCTGGCGGGTTTTGTGGTTGCGGCGGACGTATTCCTCGACAAAAGCCGTGATCGCGTCCGGGTCGTTCTGGGCGATATCGTTCAGCGCCATCCGGTGGCCGCCGCGCGGGTTCGCCTCGGTAGGCTCTTCAAAGGCGTAGCGCGTGACGGTGCGCATGCCCTTCACGGTGTCTTTGCTGGCCTTGGATGCAGCGATGCGCGCCTGCTCAGCCTCTCGGGCAGCGGCCTCGGCGGCGCGCTGCGCCTCCAGATCGGCGGGATTATGGCGCGCGAGGGCGGCCGCCGCTTCAACCTCGCGCTGCTTGCGGGCTTCTTCCTCGCGGGCCAGCCGGGCAATCTCGGCCTTACGGGCATCCTCGGCGCGCTTGAACGCATCAACGCCTGCAACAATGCAGCCCTCGATCCGCTTTGCATCGGCAATGGTCGGCTTCCAGCGATCAAGCTCCGACTGGTAGGCATCGCGCAGGGGGGTGGTGGCTTCCTTCTGACCCTTCTCAAGGTCCAGCCGCCATCGCTGCATCGACTTGCGCAGCGTATCGGCCTCCTTCATCTGGGCTTCATTCTCAACCTTCGCGCCATCAGCCCAGCTTTCAGCGGCAAGCCTGTCGCCTTCATAGCGGGCATTGATTTCGTCAATCGGGTCAGGGGCGCCGTTGTGGCCGATCCCTATCGGGGTCATGTCGTTCATTGGTCAATCCTCAATAGGGGATTTCGTCATCGTCAAGGATCTCGCCGGAGATCGGCTGCTTGCGCTTGCAGGCCTCAATCTCGACGTCGACCATTGCGGCCAGTTCGGGCGCACGGCTGCGGAGAGTGGCGAGATCGCGCTGCAGGTTGGGATCGTTCACGGCTTTCATGCCGTGCTGCTTGATCCCAGCGACCATTCCGTCCGCCATGCGCTTGTCGCCAATCGTCGGGCCTGCCGGCTGGTTGATGCGCTGCTGCTCCTGCTGACGGTTCTGGCGCGGGTCGTCAGATTGACGCTGATCCGGACGCGGCGCGGCGCTTTGGGCGTCGTCATCAACCTCGGCAGAAAGGCCAAGGGCCGCTTTGAGGGTGTAGCGCTGGAGATAGGTCACTGCACTGCCAGCAGCCTGAAAGGAGTTTTTGTTCCCAGACTGATCTGGTGGGCCAGAGAGGGAGTTTTCCTCGCTATGCCCGCCAGCATGAGAGACAATGCAGATCACCCGAACGCGTCCATTTTGGCTGTCATCAGTGCGGAAGCGATACGACAGTCCATGGCGCGAAAGGATCGGGTCAATCACCTTGGCGATGCCTGCCAGCGTTTCATGCTTGTAGTGCGTCCGGCCCTTGGCGCTGGAGAAATCGACCGTGGCATCCTTCGTGATGGGTGGAATCTCGGCACGGGCCGCAGCCAGAGCGGCAGCAAATGCAACGCTGGCGCCGTGAGCGTCCATGCGCTCCTTCATGGCCAGCATGCGCTCAAGCTTATCCAGGTCGGCATCGGGGTTCATAACCACGCGCTCAATCATGGAGGCCCAGGCATCATTTCCACCGGGTGCCGCAACGGCGGTGCCGCCCTCGATCTTCGTGACTTCGGTCATTTGATCTGCTCCATGCTCTGGATGATGCGGATATCGGCCTGTGCGCGAGCAAAGGCGTCGGACATGTGGTTCGCGAAGAAGATGGTTCCGGCGATCAGCGCAGCCCAAAACAGCCAGCGGCGGATCAGGCCGGGGTTCTTGGCGCGGCGGGAAACCTTGAGGCGGCGGAAGTCGGCCACAAACTGATCACGCGCGGCTGCAACCGCTGCCTGATGGAGCTGCCCCGGTGTCGGGATGCGCTCGGCATATTCCGCGCTCATGGAGGTGCTATCGAGGGGCATGGCGTTCTCCGGGTTTTTGGAAAATACCCCCGGCCAAAATCGGGACGGGCCGGGGGCTAGTTGCTGGGCGGGGAGGACAGGGAGGCAGAAACCCCGGGCCAGCGCGAAAATCATGCGGCGCGGTCGATCTGCTGATCCCTGCGCCAGTCGCCGAAATCGTCGCGAGCCTCACGCGCGGCTGTGGATGCAGCGGCCTGTTGGCTGCGCAGATCGCTGATCGCGGATTGCTCGGTCTGGCCAGTGCCGGTCAGGGGGCAGCCGTCCAGCGTTGCGACCCAAAGCGGATCGCCATATTCATCCTCACCCTCTTCGGTGATGATCCAGGGCTCGTCGTCAAACAGTGCCATTGGGGTTTCTCCGGACATGTGGTTGTCGGCATATTCGCGCGCCGCACATTCTGCGGCGAAGGCCTCCGGGCTGACGCCGGGCGGAAGGTCGAGATATTCGGGGCGCATCACGAGAGGGTGCGCATCGTTGCGCCCGGTGCCGTGGCAGAGGTCGCAGCGGACGGCGAGGCCTTTGCACTGCTGGCAGCGGGCGCCGATATCCATCAGGCAGCCCGCCTGGCTGCATCGCGGGCCTTTTGAACGGTGAGGGCGGTGCGGATATCTGCCAGCAGTTGCTCGCAGTCGTCACCGGGGTTGCCGTAGCCAAGCGCCTCGAAAATCTCGGTCATGATCTGGATCGAGTCCTCGGGATAGCCCCTGGGCATGTCAGCCTCGATGCGGGTTCCATCTTCGGCGATGATCGCGAGGCGAAGCGGACGCTTCTCCGAGGCAACCCATGAATTACCGCCGCGAAATCCCTCAATGGTTTCGACGGTCCCGATATCGAGCTCGCCCACGTTGAGTTCGACATGTGCCATCACGCAGCCCTCGCCACTGCCGCCGGAGCGCCGCCCTGGGGCGGGGTGGGGTCGGGGAACAGGCCGAAGATCACGTTGCTGCGGATCAGGTCGTCCTCCACCTCGGCACGGCGGGGGAAGAGGATAACGTTGCAGCCCTTGCCGAGACTGACGCTTTCCTTGCGGGCGCGGCCTTCGCGGAAATCAGCCAGGGCATCAAGTCGCGCTGCGCGGCAAAACGTGTCGCGGTAGTCCATGGCGGCAATCTCAGCTTCGGTCATTACGTGACCTGTGATCGCGCCCCGCTCACGCGGGAACAAACTGACAAGCGGGGTATTTTTCACTGTTCGGGTTCCTTGTTTGGGGAGTGTCGAGGCTCAGGCCCTCGGGATGCTGCCTGACGCGCAGGCAGGCACCGGAAGGTCAGGCGACGACAGCTTCGGCCTCGGCGAGGCGCTTCATGTCGTTCAGGGCTTCTGAATTGGTGGCGTACCAGCTTGGAACGCGCTCTAGCTTCGGATCGCTGGCTTGGTAGATCAGCGCTGCCGCAGCGTCCGTTCCATAGACACCTTCGAGCACTTTGCCGCCCGGTCCAGCGAGAACGCAGACCCATCCGGCGCGGCAATGGGTGGTGCCGCAGTAGCCGTCCTGATGCCAAGAACCCATATTCAGGGCTTCAGGGGCGCTGGCGGCCGCGTAGACCTTCTGGTGAATGTTCTCGATGCGAGGAATCCAGTCAGCACCGCGCAGGTCAGCACCGCGCAGGACAGCACCGCGCAGGACAGCACCGCTCAGGACAGCATCGCGCAGGACAGCACCGCTCAGGTCAGCACCGCTCAGGTCAGCACCGCTCAGGTCAGCACCGCGCAGGACAGCACCGCTCAGGTCAGCACCGCGCAGGACAGCATCGCGCAGGACAGCACCGCTCAGGTCAGCACCGCTCAGGTCAGCACCGCTCAGGTCAGCACCGCGCAGGACAGCACCGCTCAGGTCAGCACCGCGCAGGACAGCTTTCCGACCCACTGCGATCTTCACTGCGAGGCCAAGCCGAAAGCCTTCGCTGGTATTCTCGCTCGCCTCAATATCGCACTCAAAGACGATATTGCTGGACCATCTGGACTTGATCTGGATCTTCACTGCGCCCTCCATCCTGTTAAGGTTTCCGCAGGATCGGCCCGGGCGGGTTTCAGCGCTGCGTTGAGATGAATATGAAGTGCCGATTGGCACATTGCAAGATAAAAATATGCCAATAGGCACAGAATTATTGCCCCACCCCTCCCACCCATGCTAGAATCACCCGTATGGAAACGAGGTCAGGAGGGCAGGGGATCGGTCTGGCCACTGGCCGGGCAGGGCGCTAAACCCCCGGCATGGCAACCGCGATACATGACCCAGACAAGCAGACCTTCACCCTTCGCGTGACGGGCTGGTTTGACACCTATCCGATCAGCGATCTTCCAAAGTGGCTGACCTTCTACCGCAGGATGCGGGAGGAACACCCGAAGTCAGGCACCAGCTATGATGCGACGATAGCAGCGCTGGAGAATCTGGCGGCCGAGCTGGGCGTGAAGGTGGTAGAATGAAGAAGAGGGCCATGATCTGGGCTGGCGCCGCATTCAAGAAGCTGGGCGGTTGCACTCTCGCATTGTGGCGCTGGTTCCGCAGGCTCTCCATTTGGTGGCAGGCGGTGCTAGCAATCCCCTTGGCTGGCCTGATCCTGATGATGACATTGGTCGGGAACATGGGACTGGCCGCAATGGGGGGTGCTATCGCGCTCTATGCGTGGCTGATCGGTCCCGCCCTCGGGCTCATTTCAGTGCTGTTTGCAAAGGCATTTTCAATAGTGTGGCGGGATACTTGGAAACCTATGCTGCAGCGCTTCTGGCGTCGCATTCGGGGCGCATGAAGAAGCCCGCCGGTGAGGGCGGGCTGGGGGTCAGTGAACTGCCGGTGAAATCTCTTCGGCGATCCTGGCAATAGCCGCCGTCGCATCGCCCTCATACACGGCAACAACGTCTAACCTGTTGTGGGCCCGCGTTCTGGTTTTAGCTGGGGCGGATTTCTCACGCTCCATAATAGCGGCTACTTTTGGCCTGTTATGCAAATTGGCAGTCTCTGACCTAAGGAGCATCGCCTCAAGCAAAGAAACCTCAGTTTGTGCAAGATATAGCGCGACAGGCCGCTGGCCCTCCGCCTGCAGGACAATATCGGCCACCAAGTCACCGACCCTTGGATCAGGGGGGCATTCTCGGTTATTGTGACGCCTGGCAGTATCGACCGAAGGGATGCTGTCACGTCATCCCTGAAGGTGCTCTTCACTCTTTCTTGCGTCCAGCCGCCGAGTTCCGCGACTTTACTCAATGCGGAGAAAAAACGGATCGCGGTAGCTGGTACCTCTTTCTCAGGGATACCATCTGCGAAAATTTCAAATGTGTCGTGGTCAAATTTGATACCGCTTCTTTCGAGTATTTCCTCGAAAACCTGCATTCTCGAAGTGGAGGACAGATCATAGCCAGATGCTGAGAGCATCGGCGCTACCCATCCGCTGTCATCAATCCGCCACTTGCCATTCGTCCGGTTGGGGATGGCGTAGATGCCTACAGGGTCACCATGTGCTTCGAACATACTGCTGCTAATGCCGAACCCGCTTCCGTTGGGGAGGTCGACAACCTTCACACTCTCACAGAAAGCTTTGCAGATCAGTTCCTTCATATCAGGTTGCCACTGTGCGTCTCGAAACGAAAGAGCCTGTCAGCCACGGATATGGCCCAAGCCTCGAAGCCTGATACCATATTCGGGCCGAAACTTGTATCTCCGCCGCAATCACGCTTTCGCAACCGTGGGAAGTTGGTCACGCCAGTAAGGAATGGTCGTTCTGCCTGATAGTGCACATGCCAGCCTGGATGAGAACCGTGATGTTCGACACGGCAGAGCATGGTGGCCTCTTTCCCAGCGTGAACCAGCATGGCCAAAAAGTCACCACGTTCGGCCCGGTGTGCCAACAAAATGCTGTAAGGATGCCCTTCAGCGTTGAAGGTGATTATCCGCCAAGACCAAGAACCAGCCAGAACGTACGGCGCTTTTGTCTTGATGCATGTCTTGGGCATTCTACCCGTTTTCCACGCGCCAGTTTGCACCTCGGTTTTATCCGCAGCCCTGACCCAAGATGCCGATCTCATCAAATACCTCTAGGCAATGCCTTTTTACCTTCCACACCCCCATCCGATTCTGCAACCGTCGCGCGATCAGGCGCCATCTTCCCCGCCAGCGCCCTCAGCGCCGCTCGAGTTCCATCGCCACCAGCAGGGCCAGCCGTGCGGTGGCCGGATCTGCAGCAGGATCGTCCGCCGCCTCGCGGAAGCCCTTCGCCAGCTCGGCCCGGCCCTCCGCGCTTGGTGCGATACCCTCTGCCATCCCCATGATGATCGAAACGGCGGCCCGGCGGGTGTCGGCCAGCTCGCGCTCCAGCTCGATTATACGAAGGTCTTTGTCCATGTGTGCCAATCTGCCGAGAGGACCGGATTCGGGCAAGTGGAATGGAAAGGGCCCCGCCGAAGCGAGGCCCGCAAGTCAGTGGCAGTGAACCCTGCCACCTTGGCTGTTGTCTGCGTGGCAGCACTTTCCAGGGGGAGAACTCTTGCGACAGCCGCCACCGTGGGCATTGGCGCTGGTTGCGAGACATGCCAAGATCAACGCCACAATGGAAATGTAACCAGTTGCTTTCATAGTATTATACCCACTTTAAGTTATGCTGCGCACTTCTTCGCAAGCTTCTCAGATTCAATTTTCTGGATGTGACCTTTGGTCAATGAAATGGCTGCCTCCTTGTCATTCCCAGACATGCTGGAAACGGGCAGCCCGAGTAGGAATACCCCCCACGCGTCCCCACTTGCCGCGCTCTGCTGGGCAGCACTCAGGTTTTCAAGGTTCTGCTTCTGTGTCAGCAGGTGCTTATTGAGTGAGGCGCATGACTGACCGCCATACGGGTTCGGCCCTATATCAGCAGCCGGGATTTGATCTGGCTTCTTCGCACAACCCGCAGCAATGCAAGAGGCCGCCAGTACAATAAAAATAGCGCGCAATTTGATCTCCAACTGAATATGCGCCATCTGCATCACATACCCGTGAGATTCGTTAAAGTTGTATTTTCTTGGCATCATTCGCCACCCAGAACATCCACAGAACAATCCCCAGGAAATCCTTAACGCTCGGCACCCTGCGGTTGACTCACGCTCAGGGCGTTCTCAGTATGTTCTCATTGGGAGTAGGGGATTGCATGACGGAAGATGAATGGGATGGACTCGGTGAAGCATCCAGGCAGCGTATAGTGGCGGATGCTGTCAGGATGATTTCCGAGCACGCTGCGAAAGAACGCCCTGGATCTGTGCTTCCAAGAGTTGCGATTCTTCTGGCAGAAGCAGGTCAAAGAGGTTTTGAACCCGATCCTTGTCGGTAACCTCTTGCCGCATGACGAACTGGTTGACCGTCTTGCCGTAGAACGCTGCGATAAGCATGGCATTCTCTACGGTTGTGGAGGCGTCGTCACGAGCTTTCAGCTTATTGATGACATCGCGAGACACGCCGGTGCGCGTCACAAGGTCTACGATTGTGGTCTTGTGCTGGTCCATGTGCCAGAGCAGCGCTGAACGAAAGTCGTTTGCCATGCGGGAAGTTAGAGTGCCAAACGGCACGGGCTTCAATGTGTCAATAGGCACTTGACCTTTAACATGCCAATTGGCACAGTGTTTGGCATGTCCGACATTCATGCCATCATCTCCGAACTGGACGCATATTGCGCCGAGACCGGGCTTTCGCCTGCTACCGTTTGCAACCGCGCCAGAAACAATGCCCGTCTATACGACCGGCTGAAATCCAAGGCTGAGAAGCTCGATGAGGACGTATCTGCGCTGCGCGCGTGGATGGCGGCCCACCCGGCTTCTGAGCGCAGTGGGGAAGCATCATGTTGAGCGTTGGGGATCATCCCCCGCACATGGTGCGCCCACAGCCCCCGCGCAAGCCCCCGGCAGAAAGGGGGCGGCGTGATGCAGCTGTCTACCTACATCGTTTGGGCGGCTATGTGCTTTGTCGCCTCATGGGGCGCGGACGAGTTGTTCGCGCTTGACGTCAGCGCGTCACACTTCGCCGCGTGGCTTGCCCTTCTTATTGCGATCAGGGGCAGGGAGGTCTCGCCGTGACATGGGGCCATGCTTCGAATGCAAAGCCCCAGGGGCTTACGGCCACCGACTTCCGGGCCTTGCTTCGCAACAGCGAAGGCCAGGCTATCTCTGGGCCTGTCATGCTCACCGAGCCGCAGCAGAGGTTCGCTGGCGTTCTGGCATTGACGCAGATCGAGGTCATGTCAGCAGCGCAAGGCGCGATGCGCAAGAGCGACCCGCGCCGGAACAAACTCGCCAGGGCGACCTGTTCGGTTCGTGACGCAATCCTGCGGGGTGGCAAATGACCCTGCGCGTTGTCCTGCCGTGGGCAAAGACCAGCGAGCTTTCCGGCAACGGCAGGCTTCACTGGCGCGCCCGCAATAACCTGATCGGGAAGCAGAAGGAGGATGCGACCAAGCGCGCCTGGGAAGCTGGTCTCCACCTTGTCCGTATCCCGGACGGGGTGGATATCCCGCTGCACCTGACCATCTGCCCCCCCACGGCTGGGGGCTGGCCCGACGACGACAATGTGATTGCCGCTCAGAAGGGCGCGCTGGACGCCTTGGCTGCCGTCCTGAAGGTCAATGATCGCCGCTTCCGCATACAGGAGCCGATCCGGGGCGAACGCTGCAAAGGCGGCGCTGTGATCGTGGAAATCCGCCCTGCGCTGGTTCTGATCCCTCATGAAGGGGTGGTGTTGTGAGCGAGGGCGCAATCCCATGGTTCCGGTTCTACCCGGCTGACTTCATGCATGGCGTTCGCGGCATGTCCGCGACCGAGGTCGGGCTGTATCAGATGCTGCTCTGCCGGATCTACGAGGAAAACGGTCCGGTTGAATATAGCCCTCTGCGCCTCTCGACCTATGCCGGGATGCGCGAGGCGACGTTCCTCAAAACCTTCGAAAAGCTGGTAGCGCTCGGCAAGCTGACGCTGATCGACGGCATGGTCTCAAATGCCCGCGCTGAAATCGAAATTTCAAATCGTGCGGACGATCTGAAAAATAGTTCCAAGGCCGGAAAGGCAAGTGCCCAAAAAAGGCAACAAAAACAACGGCAGGAAGCAACGCCCGTTCAACAGGCGTTCAACCATACAGATACAGATACAGATACAGATACAGAAGATGGTGGTGGTGATGCGCGAGCGCGCGATGATCATCCTGATGCTTCTCAGCAAGATCTGACCTTCCGGGAGCGGATCCTCGTTGCCTGCGGCGTCTCTACCTCCGGCTTCACCGGCAGAGGCGGTCAGATGATCGGCCGCTCCGGCGAGATAGCAGAGATCAACGCCAGAATGACCGAGCGCCGGATTTCCGAGGCCGAGGTTCTGCAGATCGTTTCCGAGGAGATGGCGGCGAAGAACGCCGGTCGCGATCCGGGGCCGCCTTCTTCGCTGCGCTTCTTTCTCTCAGCCCTGGACCGGTTACTATCGCAAGCTGAAGGAATTGCAGTGGGCGAACCTGCTGAGCGAGGACAATCGCAGTGATCTGGCTCAGGATCTGTCGAATTGGGGCAGCTATTTCGGGCAACTGCACGGACTGACCGGCTCCAGTCTTGATGGCCTATTGAAACTCCAACAGGGCTTCTCGGCCGCCACAGCGCTGATCAATGCCTGGGAGGGTTACACAACCGTCCTGCGCGATCCTACTGTACCTTACTGGGGCAAAATGCTGGCGGCCGGAAAGGTTCTCGCAGCCGGCCTTGGCGCGGTCAGTGCGATCAAGGGGGCCGGCAAAGGCGGCGCACGAACCTCGGCAGGTGGATCGTCCGGGTCAACGACTGCCGCAGCAACGCAGGACAGCAATCCGGTCGCCGTGACCATCCAAGGCCTCGACCCTGACAGCCTGTACAGCGGTAAGCAGGTCATTGGCATGACCGATGCTGTGCAGAAAGAGCTCAAGCGGCGCGGCGTCGTTCTCACCTACACCTCCTGAGGCTCACATGATCCATATCGAGAACAGCGCGACTGGCACCCGGGCGAGCTCTGTCGCATATCGCAACGTCCTCGTCGAGGGCGTGCTGTCTTGGTCCAGTCAGACGCCAGACGGTTTTGCCGCGAACGCCCTAGGACCGCAGACCAATGACGCATGGAAGCCATCCGCGATGCCAGCCACGCTGTCTGTGATCCTGCCCGTGGCGGTAGACTGTGACTGCGCCGCTATCATCGCTCACACCCTCGGCTCCAGCGGCGCCACGGTGCATGTTGAGGGCAGTCTTACAGGGGCGTCATGGGTCACGGTATCGACCGTCACGCCGACAGATGACCGCGATCTGATCATGCTGTTCGCGTCGGACGTGCCATATCCGCGCTGGCGCATCCGGATCACCGGCCCGACCGCGCCCCATATCGGCATCGCATGGATCGGGCCGAGGTTCTTCATTCCTGACGGAGTTGCCGCAGGATACGTGCCGGTCAACATGGCGCTGGATATCGAGCTTAAGCCCAGCGTCACCAGGGGCGGGCAGTATCTCGGCGTCAGCGTCAAAAAGAAGGGGGCCGGCACCAGCATCTCGCTGACCCCGCAGAGGCGCTGGTGGATCCAGAGCGATGCCGCGCCCTTCATCGAGCATTACAATCTCGGGCGTCCTTTCCTTTGGATGAGCTGCCCGGATCTGTTCCCGGATGATGGCCACTATTGCTGGCGGGCGGGCGATACCCTCTCGGCCAACTTTGGCGCCGGCGCGGTCTATGGCGATCTGAGCATGGAGGTGAGCGCTTATGTTGGCATCTAAGGGCGATGTTTGGATATCTGGTGCGGGCCGCCGCCTCGAATGGCAGACTGATCTGCGGCTATTTGATCCTCTGACCGCTTCGAGCATCTTGATTGATGGCGAAAAGGTCTGTCCGGGCGATCCGCTTCCCGATGATTTCCTTGTGCTGAGCCACGGTGGCGCTTACGAGCGGCATCCCGACGTGCAGGTGATCCGGTATGAGTGATCGTGAGCCATTCTCCTGGATCGAGATCGACATGGACGGCTGCGGGCGGGTGTTCGGGCAGGGGGATTGCCCCGCCGCCCTGGGCGTCGGCGATGTGCAGCGCAAGTGCTTCAACACCTTCGCGACCTGCCGGGCAAAAGCCGCGTTCCTGCATGACAAGGCCTTCCGCACCCTCCGCATCTGCGAGCCTCGGGCGAACCTGCCGAAGGATGGAACGTGGTTCCCGATGCTGCAAAGCGTCTCGGAGGAGCCTGGGCGCGTGAACATCGCCGGCAGCGATGATGATATGGCCGCGCTAGGCCGCCGCGCCACGATGAAGGCAACGGTATCCGACGCGCCGTATCATGACCGGTTCCTCGATCCCTATCAGGCGGAGCGCGTCAGCGGTGCGGCACAGATTGACGAGCCCGGATATGATCCGTCCGCGCGCGGGACGCTGTGGGGCAAGACCGTGGCGCGCTGGCCCTATTACGCGGGCCGCCCGATCCGCCGCTGCCTCGGCTATCTGGTCAACGGCCAGATCGTGGATGTGAAGAAGCGGCACTATGTGCTGACGAGTCGCTCTGGCCCCGGCACCAGCGGCAGCGTGTCTTTTGAGGCCGCCGATGTGCTGGATCTGGCAAAGAATGAGAAAGCCGTGGCCCGAAGCCGAGCAACGGCGCGCTGGCGGAAGCCATGGAAATTGACGCGACCACGCTCACCCTCGTGCCTCCAGGCATCGGCGATGCCGAATACCCGAGCTCAGGCCGGGCCTGCATCGGGTCTGAAATCGTCACTTTCACCCGCGCGGGTGATGCGGTGACCCTGACCGGGCGCGGGATCGCCCGGACAGCTAAGGCCGGTCACAATGAGGGCGACACCTTCCAGCAGGTGCTCTTTTTCGACCGCAAGCGCATCCATGAGATCATTCAGACCCTGCTCGCGGATTATACCACCGTCGATCCGGCCCGCTTCCCGGGCCCGGAGGATGCCGCGGAGATTATGCGCTGGCTGCCGGGCGTCCTGCTGACCCGGAACATCGTTAAACCCACCGGCGTCGACAGCCTGATCGGCGAGCTGTCCTTGTTTGGCGTCTCGATATGGCCATCGAACATCCTCAACCGGATCAGGCTCAAGGCAAACCGGCCCGTCGATAATGACGAGATTTTCGACCTTTCGGACCGGAACGATATCATCGAGGTCACGCGGAAGGATCGCGACGACAAGCGCCTGACGCAGATCCATGTCCATAGCGTTCTGTCTGACCCGACCAAGGGCAGCACCAGCGCCGAGAATTACGACCGCCTGATGGCAACGGTTGATCTTTCGGCACAGGAGGCCTGGGCTTACGGTGAGACCCGTATCCGCAAGATCTACACCGCCTGGCTGGAAGAGGGCGGCGACAGCATCATCCGCATCTCATCCCTTCGCCTGCTGCGACGCTTCCTCGCAGCCCCGGCACATCTGACGCTCCTGCTGGATGAAAAGGACGGCACCATTGATCTTGCCGATGTGCTGCGCCTGTCAACCGATGCCATTCAGGATGAAACGGGAAGGGCGGTCACCAGCCTCTATCAAGTCATCGAGCGCTCGGAGCCGGATCCGGGCCACCAGTTCGAGGTCGTGTCTCAGGCCTATCAGTTTGACGGCCGGTTCGGGGTGATCCGCCGAATGGGACGCCGGCATATTCCGACACGTCTCCCGAGCAGCGTGATCGCTTCATGTTCATCACCGCAAACAGCGCGCCCTGGCTTCCAGACGGCTCGCCTCATTACGAGATTTTCTGATGATCTATGGCTATGACTACCGGCTCATCACCGAGAGCGAGACTGATCCATATCAGCCGCCGACGACCGACCTTTTTAAGGCACTGGCGAAAAACCCCATCGCCATGTTCGAAGGCGCCCAGGGTGCGCCCCGCCTCAGCCTCGGCGCGCTGCCCCGGCTGACAGCCGGCAATCAGATCCGGTCCCGGATCGATGCGGAGCAACTCGCTACGGCAACTGGCGTAAGTGTCTTAGCACGCCTTGAAGCGTATTCGTTCGGTATGCTCCAGAGTGGCACTGTCCGGATGAGCTTCTCTCACCGCAGCAGCGCTGGCTCCGGTGGCTCCGGTGGTGGCAATTGCCAACTGGTGCGCGTCAGGGGCGGCGCCAGCGTGGTCGTTGCGACCTATGTAAACACGACGACCTATGCCAATCGCGTCATTGATGTGCCCGTTTTGCCGGGTGACTTGCTGCGGATCGAGGCGACCAGCCCTGTCTCTCCCACCGGTGGCGGCGGAACTGTGCAGGTTTTCACCTCGAATATCCGCCTCAGCAACGGCGGCGAGGATCTCTGGCCCGGCATTCCGGCACCTTTGGAGGGGATGACCTATGCCTGAATATCGCAACGCTGAGCAAACGGTGATCTTCTGGCCGGGCGCCCCGGGCGGGCGCGATCTGGTGTTGGAGCCGGGGCATCCGCTCTGGACTGCGGCGGTCGCGGCGGGGGTGGAGCCCTTTGTCGTGCCAGCAGCAGATCCATGGGTTGCGCTGCGCGCCGAGCGTGACCGCCGCCTCGCGTGGTCCGACCCTCGCGCGCTGCCGGACTTCCCCCAGACTGAGGCCTCGCGCGCTGCATGGCTGGCCTACCGCCAGGCGCTCCGCGATCTGCCTGACGTGACGACTGACCCGCTGGCCGCTGTTTGGCCCGAGCCCCCGCAGGGCTGACCTTTCGCACAATCCGATCTGACACCCCCCGCCGCGTGCGGGCTTTTTTACGTGGATATGCCATGGCTTTGACCACCATCATCACGGGCCGCGTGCCAATCACGACTGATCGCCCTTTCAAGGCGGCAGAGCTGGTATTCACGTTGTCGGACTGGGATAAGGCCGGCGCTGATATCTTCCCGCCGGCTGCTGTGCGATCCGTGTTGCTGACGGCTGACGGGACGATCCCGGTTGGTTTCGCTCTGTGGCGAAACTCAGCGGGGGCACGCAGCACCACATATCACGTCACGGCTCGCTGGACCGAAGATGACAGGCAACGCCAGGCGATACCGCGTGAAGTGCTGCTTGGTAAGATCTACCTGACCGGCCCCGGTCCTGTCGCCCTTGCCGACCTTCTGGCAATCCCGGCCCCTGTGCCGACCGTGCCGGATGCGGTGGCGCAGGCGCTTGGGGGGCTGCGGCCTCGAAGGCTGATGCTGAACGGGCGGAGGGGTTCCGCGACGAAGCCGCCACCTCCGCCGCACAGGCCGCGCTGTTTGACGGCCCATGGCTCAAAAACATGGCGACGCTCATCGCGGATACCACCCTGACCATGACGCCCGGCACCCCATCCAGCGTAACGGCAGGTACCATCGTCAGGATCAAAGAAGAGGGCCTGTCCTTTGAGGTGCTGGCCTCTGGCGGGGAGATCCTGACGCCGGGCGGGGTGCGCTTGCGGGCGGTGACCACGGGTCTTGTGCGTCAGGTCGAGGCCTATAACGTACCGGCTTCTGCCAATGCTGATGCAGCGTTCACGCGCATGGAGGCGCGTGTCAGCGGACAGGTGATCGACCTCGGCGGACGGACGTATCAGGTCGCAGCGCTGCCGGCGGGCAATAAATACGTCAACGGTTTTTTCACCTTGGGTGGTCTGACCCGCTCAACTCTGGTGCTGGGTGAGCTGGATGACGCCCCTGCGGCAGTCTGGCGCTTCGGCGGGCAGATCGCACAGCTGGCCCGCGCGCTTGGTGACCCCTTCCGCCAGTACCTGAAAATCAGCCTTCTGGGCGACAGCATCACCTGGGGCCAGACGCTTCCCGAGAATGGCGCGGACGCCCCGCGCGATGCCACCGGTTCGGATGCCAGGAACCTTTACAACACGGCCTCCTGGGCCAATGAGCTTAAGCGCTGGATCGGGCAGCAGTATGCGAACGGGGCCGCGCCGGTTCTGTCGAATTGGCCCGCCAGCCCCTCGGGCGAAAGCATCGCGACCTTCTCGCGCACGGATGGGGTATTCCCGGCCGGGCCGAAATTCACTGTCACCATCACCGGGGGCAGCTTTACGCAGCAGACCCTTTACAACGCCGCCTATCCCTATGGCGCACAGCATAGGTTTACTGACGGATCTGGCGGGGGCAGTTCGGGCAAATATGCCTTCAAGATGACGGGCAAAGAGTTCACGTTCTGCTTTGCTGCACTGGCCTCCGGCTGTCTTGATTATACGGTCTGGGTCAATGGGGTGCAGCTTGGCGGTGTCTATTCAACCACGCTGGGCGAGGATGGCAATACCGCGCTCACCCGCCGCCACCACGCCTTGCCCGCCTATACCGTCGATGCGAATATCGAGATCCGCACGGTGAACAATGCCGGGGCCGGGGCGACACAGTCGCTTTACACCTATGCCATCGAGTTCCGCCGCCAGATCGTGATTTCCAATCAGGGGATCAACGGCACGTCCTTTATGACCTATCGCAACAACATGCTGACCTCGGGCGGCCATGGCGATGGTCTGGCGGTTGATGCCGAGGACGGGTTTATCTTCATCCAGCTCGGGACCAATGACCGAGGCAAGCGCCCGGACCTGTCCTACACCCTGTCCGAGGCGCGCGGACATGCGCAGGCGCTGATCGACACGGTGAAAACCCTCTCGCCCACCGCCAAACTGATCATGATGTGCGCCAACCGCCCGACGCTGGACGGCCCGCCGGACTTCAAATGCACGATGGGCGACATTCGACAGATGCTGCTGGAGGCGGCGCAGGATAACACGCTGGATCTGATCGACAACTATGCGCCTTTTGTGCGCGCGGATGCGGACAAATTCCTCGCGGATAAGCTCCATCCCAACCGCCCTGGCCATGGGCTGCTAGGCCGCAATGTGATCAACGCCATCCGGGGCATGTGA